TGTGCAGAGACCCTTCCTCTCGAAACTGGTCATACTTAAACCGGAGAGCTCCTGGAAGGTTATGAAGAGTGTTTTCTGTAATGTAGCTTCGTGTCTTGACACCAAAAGCACCATCTCGTAATGGGAACAAGAAAGTAAATGCACAGAAATCATCGCCCTGACTTAGGTCTGCACCCATAGAAGCAGGTAAGCCTCTAAAGTCAAGATTTCTCTCAACAGGCAATGTTTCTTCATAAGTGAAGAAGTATGTATACCCCTCCATTGGAAGACCAAAACGCTTAGCCAAAATATCATTACGAGCTGCTGGTGCTTTCTCAGCCCGCTCAACATCCAAAGCATAAGTCTCATAAGTTACAGTGAGCCCTAAGTTTGGATTAGCCTTAACCCATAATGATGGATCACTTACTTCTTCAACATTGTCAAGTTTGTAATGCCAGATGGATACATGTGGAGCAAGATACTCACCTTTCAAAATATCGGCAAGCTCCATCTTAATAGTATCACCAGAACCGTTACGAACAGTACCTTCTGAACTAATAGCGATAATTAGATAATCATCAAGCTTAGATGCTCCTTGCTCAATGGCGCCTACGACATCCTCACGAAGATCTCCAGATAACCATTCGTCAATTGTAGATACTTTTGGACGAAGGCCTTGAAGTTTGTTGATTGACATAGGTCGGATTTCAAGTAATGACCCAGTCAAGAAGTTCTCAACGCCCTTCTTAGTAGATGCAAGTTTCACTCGATCTGCCTTTGACCCTGTTGTGTTCTGAATAGATCCTTCAGTAAGGAACTGGAACAAAGGTCCTGGTGCTCGAGTAATAGAAGTACGGATTGGACCCATAACTTCTTCAGCTTGCTTCATAGTTGGTGCTGTAGTAATCTGGTGAGTTGTCTCTGTGTCAATGTTCAAAAAATAACTTTGAATACATGACGCATACATTGACTTTGCAGAACCTCTAGCGGTAATGATGTACTGCTTAGTAACTAATCGTTTCTTGACTGTCTTAGTAACAAAACCGCCCTTTTCAAACTCTGTTGCTGGTTCCCAGATTTGTCTATCGACAAAGTAGAGCCATCCAAAGATTTGTTCTGCCCATAGTTTAAATGAGTCAAGAAGATGAAGTTCTGTACCATCAGTAAGAGTTAATTCTTTCTCACAATAGGCGATAAAACCGTTGACTGCTTGATCATCATAATAGACCATAGGGTCTTCAATCAAAGCATCAACTCGGTTCATTTCAAGAGAGATTTCCTTATTGACAGGAATCTCACCAGATAGAACTTTATCTCGGAATTGGCCGTAGTAGATAGGCACTGCTGTATTCGATAGTGCCACGGCCACCTCCTAACTTCTATCCCTTTTTATAATGCTTACCCGGTGAGTGTTTACCTGTTGGTGGTCCTACAAATCCTAGTTTAGCAGCTAGAATTTGACCAGCTTCGCTGTCATAAAAACTAACAGCTTTATTCATAGTTTCACCAGCAGCTAGAAGTGTTTTAATTTTCGAACTAGTCTTTGCAGATACAGATGTAGAAGCTTTCACATCTACATATCGTTTTTCTAGATTCAAACGGTTAACTAAGTGGTTCAGATCAGCATCACTAACTGCTGCAAGGCTTTTTGCTTTAGAGATAGCCGTCTGAGTCTGTCGTGCTCTAGCTGCATCACCAGCTTCATCAAGACCGCCGCGAAGTCGTGCTAGTTCAGAATCAGATCGGCGGACACCCCACCTCATGCCTTTAATGCCCCAGTGAGAAATATACTCTTCGGCTTCATTCATACTAATAGAACTTAGCTCAGAATGTTTCATCTTTTTATCTAGAGTTTCATTCACTCGAGTAGTGCCTGTTTTATGACTACCAACAATTGCTCGTCCAACATTAGTTGCGTAATTACCAAGTTGTGCAGCAGCACCAGTAACAACAGCGACATTGGCAACAGCTGCAGTTATAACTACTTCTCCAACCTGTTCCACTGTAGGTATGGTACCGCTCACTGTAGTAAGAGCCTGTGCGACATCCATACCATACTCACCATTTAAAACAAGTTTTCCAACAGAAACCACTGCACTAGCTGGAAGAATGGCTGGAACAAACTGTGATGCAACAATACCCGTTGCTGTAATACCAGCAATAGCTGCTGTTCTCTTCCAGAAGGTCTTATCGCCTAGAACAGCATTTATTGTTCGATGCCCAGAGCTCTTTTGTGATGATGCACTAGATTTTCCAGAGCCTTTATCATCATTGCGAATACCCCATCTCATCCCTTTAACCCCAAAATGAGACAGAAATTCTTCAACGTCCATTTGATGTTTAAGTTGTGACATACCACTAAGCTTAGAGCCAACAACAAAGTTGATAATCTCTTTCTGCTCAATACTTAATGCATCATACTTAGAGATAATTTCTGGATTATCTGAAAGACTTTCATTAGCTAGTGCTGCTCCTACAACAATGTCCATAACGTCTCGTTGTTCACCCGATGATGAGTCGAGAACATCTTGTATAGTCTGTGTCTTTTCTTTTGTGGCCATCTGCCCTCCTCTCAGGCTTTTTACTTCCATTTTGATTCTTTTTCCGAACTACATTGGAATGCCGAAAGTTCCCAGATTTACCGCTATAGTTGTTAGAGTTGCTGTTGCAGTTAGTGAACTTTGTCCTGATAGAGAGGCAGAACTAACTGCTGTTCTCTGCCCAACAACCACCAATGAAGACTCACTCGATAGAGTACAGTAACCTCGAACTTTCTTGGTCCCATCAGTAGTCATAGATGACTGAGATGAGAAGATAGCTGAACCAAAAGTCTTCCTGATGCCATTGGCAGTCAAAGAGGATTCAGCCGATAGAGAGGTAGAAGCAAATGTCTTTCTTGTACCATTAGCAGTAAGTACTGTTTGGCTAGACAGAGTGACTGTCGAACGAACTCCCCTAGTCGCGTTAGCCGTCAAAGACGACTCAGCGGACAGAGAAGCAGATGATACTGCTTTCCTCGTTCCATTAGCCGTCAAAGACGATTCGGCCGAGAAGACGCAGTAACCTCGGACAGTATTAACTCCGCTTGTTGATAGATTGCTTTCAGATGAGAACGAAGCCGACCCATAGACAATTCTTGTAGCACTAGCAGTTAAAGAAGACTCAGAAGATAGAGTAACTACTCCAGTAGCTCTCCTTGTACCACTAGCTACCAAAGAAGAATCGGCGGACATACTAATGGCAGCAAGAACTCCTCTAGTCCCATTACTTGTTAAAGAAGACTGAGCTGATAAAGTTACCGAAGCAACAGCTGTTCTTGTACCATCGACCGTCATGGACGACTCAGCAGAGAATGTTACATAGCCACGAACTGCATTAGAACCATCTGTAGTCATCGATGACTGCGACGAGAAGGAAGCTACACCAAAGACAGTCCTAGTTGCACTAGCTGTAAAAGATGACTCAGCAGATAGCACAATGACACCAGTAGCTCTTCTTGAACCAACTACTGTCAAAGAGGATTGAGCAGATAGAACAACACTACCAAGAATTCTCTTTGTGCCCACTACAGTCAAAGATGACTCGGCAGACAATGATGCAGAAGCAACTGCCTTTCTCGAACCAATTGCTGTCAAAGATGATTCAGCCGAGAATGTAGCATAACCTCGTACTGTCTTAGTCCCATTTGTTGTCATAGATGACACAGATGAGAATACAGCCGCACCAAGAACTCGCCTTGTCCCATTTGATAACAAAGATGATTCAGCAGACAATAATGCAGAAGCAACTGCCTTTCTCGAACCAACTGCTGTCAAAGACGATTCAGCCGAGAATGTAACTGTACCATTAAACCGCTTAGTTCCGCTTGCTGTCAAAGAAGACTCAGCAGATAGCGTCGCAGAAGCAACTGCCCTTCTTATACCGCTAGATGTCAAAGACGATTCAGCCGAGAATGTCGCATAGCCGCGTACAGTTTTAGTACCATTAGTCGTCATAGATGACACAGATGAGAATGTAGCTACACCAAACGTTTTTCTTGTAGCGCTGGCAGTCAAAGAAGACTCAGCAGACAAACTAGCAGAACCAAGCACAGAGCCAGCAGCACTAGCTATCATAGATGATTGAGCAGATAGGGCGATCACGCCGAATGTCATTCTAGTAGCTGATGCAGTCAAAGAAGACTCAGCAGACATAGTT